AGATTTTGCTTCTCAGTATACAAAGTGCGTCTGTAAACTGGAGCACCCTCAACACGGCAAACAATACCTGTGGAACCTGCTACTTTAAGGTCACGCTCAGGATTCTTACCATTAAATGGCTCCATTGCCTCTTGCACAATGATTTTACCATCAAGCAATTGACCTTCATAGTAACCTGCATCTTGCAAATCACTAATTGGACCAGAGATTATTGCAGACAACTTCTTTCTTCTTAGGAAACCATTGTCATCATACTGATTAACTGATTGTTCAACCCGGATAAATCCAAATTCTGGGTTACTAGATAAATTGATTACTGATTTAGTAGTAGCATCTGCTAATACAACAACTTTTGAACTCATAACTTTAAGTTTTAAATAGATAAATAAATAATAATTGAATTGATCTTTTGAGTTGATTACTATAATACTAGTCACTCATACTAGTAATAAGTTGATAATACCTTTATTGCAATTCCGGTATTATGTATCCAATGGGCCCGTAAGGTCTATTATATCATCAAATGGAATATCATCTGATACAATGTCATCACAACTTTCATCATCTGGTAGATAATCAAAGTCATAGTATTTTTCTTTTGTGTTCTGAAGAACAGCTGACTCTAGGAAGGGATTTAATGCATACTCTCCTGCATCTAAGGACATAAGGTATTGCTCATCTTCATCAGTAAGATCTAAGTATTGTTCTATGGTTAGAAATATTACCTTGCCATTAGGCAGTTGATAGAGCATTTTAAATTCATAAAGTTTAGTAAATGTAAACCATTCTTAAGAATAGTGATTATACCAACCTACAAATTATTGCACTATATAGCTAAACAATGAAAAGGGGGCATTGCTACCCCCGTATCATTTGGTCAGGAAAAGCATATCCACAGATATACTATCTTAAAATTCTTCCATGATCTCTAATGTATCAGCCATTAGGTAACTACTAAATGTCTGTTGTGTGCTTTGTGAATCAATACCAAGAGACTCAACTTCATAATGTTTCCAATCATGAAAGCCTCTAAATTCCTTGATAGTGCAAGCAATCATACCATTATTGTCAGATAAATCAGACTCTATTGTTTTAGGTTTGTTTATCTCATAGCTTAAATTGTTGACATGAGTAAGACATATAGTACCTACAGGAATTATATCCGGTAACTTTCTACCTAGTATTAGTTTAAACAACCATTTAGTACAATCTGAACTACTACCAATAAATGGAGTCAATAACTTAGTTATCTCTTCTGCATTTGGATGATTAATCATTGATTTGAGAGTATTATACAAATCTGTTTCATCAAACTCTAGGTGTATTTTTGTGCTCATAACTAGTCATTTATTCTTCTGAAGTCTCTTATTTTAGCTATAAGAGCTTCATTGTAGTGAGTAAAGAAACTTTTGTCTACAATCCGGTAGTTTATTCTTTCCATCATAGTTACCGGATAAATAGTTTTCTTAATTCCAATAGGTATTAACTGATCTGATTCATCTTTAATATCAGCCTTAAGATTAAATCCAAGTACTGAAGTAATTAGTTCTCTATCCATTGTTAAACATGTTTTTCATTAAGTCATCTAATCTGTTCGTAGCATTAAACCGGTCAATTACCTTATGCATTACCATAGTTGCAAACACAATCTCATTAGTATGTACACAACCTTTGACCAAATCATCAAGACACTTGTATAACAACTCATTTTTTTGATATGAATCAATGCATAGTTTTGTTAACTCCTTTGCTCTATCTTCTGTAATACCTAGATTCTGATGTAACTGTTCACCTTCTTCATCAATAATACAGAGGTAAAACTCATTATCCTGTGGATAAGACTTCTTCTTTTTCTTAAATAATTTCCTGAACCACTTCATAATTATCTTTTTAGTTTAAACTCTTGTTTTCTTTGCTCATCATACCATATTTGTACACTTATACAAACTGTGATTGACACTAACAAACCTTGAAATACATAACCAACTGGTGTGTAATTCTCAAAATTGAAGGCTTCACCAAATGATATCATACCTTCTAGGATACATAATACTACTAATCCTATACTTACATTCAAAATAAAATTTACTAATTTCATAATCATACATTTTTTAGTTAATAAATAAGACAGACTATTACACCTTTTGTCTGTCTACTGCGGTTGGAGGTGTACGCAATTATAATAAATACTTAACTGTCATAGCATAGCCAAATAGACCGGTAGCTGCACCACAAAATGCTATTAATGTTACTGTCATAGCATTAATTGTATTGTTCTGCATTAACTTGTCTAATTGTTCTTCTATAACTACTATCTGATACTCTGCTTCTGATAGCATTTGATACTTTAAATCTGTCGGAACATCACTTAGTTGAACTTCATCTCTAAGGTTGTTCCAAAAATCTAGCTTTTCCTGTAGCTCTTTAATCATAACTTTTAGTTTTTAGTGTTTAAATAATACTGTGAATAAAATAGTGCTATAAGTAGCACAGTAATCATAATTTCTTTCATAATCATTCAATATTAGTTTCTATATGCATATGACCTTGACTGTGCTTTACGTACAGATCTGTCTACATGGTATTTTCTACCATTACCGTGACAAGACTTATTTACCGCACAGCTGGTTAACCATAGTGCAAACATCATACACAGTCCAACTAACATTCCTTTGATTACAATACTTACATTTTTCATATTAAGGGTTTAAAGTTTACTAAATAAAAGTACACAGTGAGAGTTTTAACCACACCCACTCACAAGTTGACCGCGTTACTGTGTACTTAAGCTAATTATCTATCTTCATAACATTGCTGACACATATGTACTTCATCACAAGTACAGGTCAGTTCAGGATTAATTGCATAGAGTCTTGCCATATCAGCAAACTCACTAGCAATCTCACCGTGCACCTGAAACTTAGGCTTAGGTGTAGTTAAAGCTCTCTTAGCTCTAATAAGCATTTTGAGAGTATTCCGGAGATGATTAATGTCCATAATATCAACATCAATCTTTTGACCATTCTTCATAGTCCAGTAAATAGTTTCCATAAGTATAAGTTTAAGGGTTAATAATTTAATTAGTACTCTCACAAGGTTGCAACCCTTGAAGTATGTGACACATTTGGAATGTACCTCAATCGAAAAAGGTATTCACATTACCTGCTTGGATGAGAGTATAAAACCACAAGTCAACCCCTGCTTTACAGAATGAGGGGTTATGCCTGAAACCTTGTGGTGTATCTATATATGACCGGAAATTATTGCTTTCCCGGAAGCCTTTACTGTCTTACTCTAACAAACCTACTATATAACAGTAGTACTAATATAGTTATGACTGATTCTGTGTAATACTCACTTTAGATTAGCCATATACTTAGTATTGTATAAGCTGTGGCTATGATTCTGTGACCGTGTCTGTTGGTGTAATAATGCTGAGAGTTTGTCACTCAACCCCAAACTAACCTACATTCATTCACAGTTTGTTATTAATTACTGCACATATATTACACTATGGGTATCTTCATTCCCGGGGGTAGTATGCAATAACTGTGCACTTTAGTCTTGACCATTCAATCAGCGGTTGTTGACCGGTAGTTGACCGCTGAAACAGTCTAACTATTTTTTTTAAAATTAAAGTTGCTTAAAGCTATTGTCTGAAAGACAATTAAACACATAGTATATACTATGGCTTCACTAAAAATAATAAGGGTGTATTTCTACACCCCTATTATCCTTGAGATTATATCCCAATTTCCTCAGATACCTCAACCTCCTCAAAGTCATCATCAGAATTCTCAGAAGCAACAACAAGGCTTGATAATGTGTACCAAGGTTTACGCGCAGTTCCATCAGCATTCTTGCTTCTAGAAACTTTACCTAAGTAGGTTTCCCCTACCTCCATACCTTGCTCATAGCTAGTACTATACACTACTATATCAGCTTTGGTGTGGCTGTTACCATTATCATCAGTAAACCTGATAGTTGCTAACTTGTAGGTTAGAGTATCCCCGTTACCATTAGTGTAAGTGAACTCTTTATCACTTAATCTAACCAAGGTAGCCTTAATGTTGGCAACCTTTTGCACATTACCACTAGGTGTTGTTTCTTCCTTAAACACCAACGCAATCTTTTTCTTTTCAATCATAACTTTTTGATTTTTGGGTTAATAATAATTTTCTTACAATAAAAGTTGCAAAAGGCTAAGCCGAAGGCTTCCAACACTATCCTTTACTTACTCTCTCTCAGCTTAAATAAAAAGGGGATTACTCCCCTAATTTATTCTGTACTTGTAGATCATCTCTAAATGCTTTTAGAGTATCTATTGCTATGCTAAGTTCATATTTATCATAGGAAATTAAATCACTATCTGTTTTTATGACTCTTTCATAAAGACTAATCTTTGCATCAAGCATTGCAATAATTCTAAATACCGGTTCTGTGTCCATATTATATAGTTTAAGATTAAATAAAAGTTGTCTTTAAAAATAGAAAGGGGAACAATGTCCCCCTATATCTATGGCTTAACAGGTGCTTCCAACAACTGAAACAAATCATCTTTGTCTAACAGGTTGTGCAACTCACGCTTGTAGGTACCTAGCTCATGCAGATAACTTTGCCAAGCAGTGTAATCATTCCTTACAAGTCTAAGCTTCAGAACTGTGGCTTTAGATTCTTCATAATCTTTGGAATCCATACCTAGTTCTTTACTAGCATTAATCTGGCTATTCAACACGCCTATTGCAAAGACATATTGTTTATCAGAACTATGCATATTAATGGAAATGCTGTTGTTAACATTAATCTCAGGAATAGATGTTAATGACTCCATTAATTGAGAACACATTTCTTTAGCAAATTCTAAATCTGCTGTTGCTTGTTTGTAAGCTTCTAACTTTTTCATAGTGTATATTTTAATATTTTATTTCAATAAAAGTTGTAAAAAAATAAAGAGAGTATTACACCCTCTCTATCTTTCTTTTAACATAAAGCTTTATATAAAGCTCATCAAGTTTCTGACTATCAACCATTTGCTTCATAGCTTCTATTGCTGACATCATAGTCTTGTACTCTTCCCAAGTTAATTCTAAGTTTACTTTGTCCATAGTATATAATTTAGATTATATTAAAGTTGTTAAAAAGGGGATGTTACTCCCCTTTAAGATTCTTATACACATATACAGGTATGAGTGTCTTTACAATTAACCTGTGCTCTGAATTACCACTAAAAATTGCTCCATCCATTCCCGGTGGATAGAATGTGAATTTTACAGCAACATCATTAATGATACAAATACCATTAACACGTGATGTGTTTGTAAGAGCCTTGGCAATAAAAGGTTCTGCATAAAAACAAATGCTATCAGAGCACTGTTCATTAATGCTTTCTGTAATAATAATTTCTATTTTCATATTATATAGTTTTTAATAAAATAAAAGTTGTTATCTATAAATAAAAAGGGGGAATTTCTTCCCCCATAAACTATACAACTAACAATGTATGTTCAGGGTGTATTATATGGTATTCTTCTACCAAACTATCCCTGTAAGCCTTTACCTCTTCTTCCGGTAATTGCTCAAATGCTTTTAACATAGCTTTGTCAGCTTTTTTTCCTAATAAGATTAATATCCCATCAATCTCATCAATCATAAATTTTGTTACCATAGTGTATATATTTTTATTACAATAAAAGTTGAAATAAAAACTTAGGGATTATCTCCCTAAGTCTTCTTCATACTCAAATGTTCCGGTCTCTATGTATTCATAGATCTCTGCCTTAGTAGCATAGTCTACAACTTTGCCGTCTTCAAAGAACAGTGCATACTGTTTCCGGCCATCCATAGTCTGTTGATACTTAACTTGTCCTGTAAGTAACAACCAAATAAAAATAACTTTTGTCATAATATATATTTCTAATGCAATAAAAGCTGTTTAAAAGAAGAAGGTTTATAAGCCTTCTTCTTCTTTATACTGTAGATATGATTCATATGCTGTTAAGCAATATGCATCATACTCTGCTTGTAATTCAGCACAAGAATTACAATGGTTTTCATCACCTAGTAAACAGGCACAAGTTGTATTTTCCATAATATATAATTTCTGCTACAATAGAAGTTGTTGCATCATATACAAAATAAAGGAGCTATTGCTCCTCTATTTGTGTATCCCATTGTATGTCCCAAAAGTTTGCTCCAAAGTCTCCTTCTTGAAGAGAGTAAAGTAAAGAGTGAAGTTCTTTTGAAGTAAGATCAGGTCTTGTGGTTTTAATTGTTTGTTCAGGTTCTCCGGTGTCCCCTCCGCCAATGGTGATCTTGTAGCTTAAAATATAAAGTGTATTTTCCATAATATAAGTTTAGCACACAATAGAAGTTGTCTAAATAAAAAAGAGCAAGGATTATTCTCCCTGCTCTTTTACTCTACAAACATTAAACACAATGTATTCTCCCGCAGTATGTATCTCATATTTCTTGAGAATACCTTTGGTCATCCATTGATTCAATCTAGTTTGCATTTTAGTTAGTTCTCCTGCATCTGATGCAAGAAAACTATAAAGGTCAACACGTAGTTTCATATGTATAGTTTCTGTGGCAATAAAAGCTGAAAAATAAAAAGAGAGACATTGTCTCTCTCTTAATGCTATGCACCTTGTAGCTTTTCTTCTATGTGCATTATTAGGTTAAGCATTCCCATAATGGAGCAACCTGCTAATATAATACCCATAGTAATTAAACCTACCATTGGTGCAGTTGGTTCTACAGATAATACTCCGAAGAAGTATAAACAGAATGTGCCAAGGCCTGAAGCATATAGCACAATAAACTTAAGTAATTGTTTCATAGTATATAATTTCTCATACAATAAAAGCTGTCTAACACAGAAAAAAAAGGGGATATCATCCCCTGTAGTGTTTAACTTTTCATAGCTTTTAGTTTTCATACAATAAAAGCTGAATTAAAAAGTAATACAGGTTATTCCCCTGTATTACTTTCCATTGCTGATACAGCAGCTTCAATACCTTCTTGAACATAAGCTCTATATGCTTTTAAATCAGATAGCTCATATAGTTCTTTAAATGTCTTACCTTCTGTTTCTAAGGTAGCAATTGCTTTATCTAGCGTTTCAGCTAAATCAAATAGTTGGTTTGCAGTCATAGTTATTAGTTTCTCATACAATAGAAGTTGTGCTATATACTGTCTTCTCTGTGTGTGTGGTTGTGCTGTTGGCTCGGTTGTCTCAGCACCCTCCCCCCTCTGTGTCATAGTCTTCTGCTCAGCTTTTGCATCTGTTGTCTCTGCTCTGTTCTGTCTCTGCTAGCATCCACACACTTTTCCTGTGTCAGAGTTTTTTAGATTTTTTCCTAGATTCAGGCTTGCTCCCTCAGCTTCATAGGGGGTATGCCACTTTTTCTCAGAGCCCCGGGGGTTTTTGCTATATGCCCCATCTCACACTCTTATATAGTACAACTTAATTATCTTAAAAAAATTTGGTATGTTTAGAATTATGTATATATTTGTTGAGCTAATAACTTTCATTTTAGGATTAATACTAAGAGCCCCGGAACTACAGTCTGGGGTTTTTTTATTATATTATATATTATATATATTTGTATTATGAAAAAGTATGACATGGGTAAGTATGTGCTCCTTGCCGGAGAAGATGCTACCAAGATATTTGACTACTATGATGTAGATGAGATGCACGGGTTGAACCGTAAAGATGCTCAGGCAGAAGAAGTAGATAAGACTGTAGGCAACGGGGTGTATATGTATGGGTGGACTAACTATGACCCTAATGATAAGAAGCTTACAACAAAAGCTCCACACAAACCATTCTTGTTTATTAACCTAGGTACATTTAAGAAGTACTCTATTACAGAGAAAGCTACCGCAGTTATGCATGAGACTATGCACATGAGTATCTTACTTAATAACTGGAACATCAAGGATAAAGAAGAAGAGGTTATTGGTTTTGCTGAAGAACAAGCTAACAAGATTATTGATATACTAGGGTTTGATAAGAAGGAGCAGCCTAAGAAAGGGTTCTTCAAAAAATAACATATGGCATATATAGAACATAACTTCTTTCCTCTCAAGGTATTTGTTAGGAATGAGTACATGTACCAACACCAAAAAGGTTTAGGAGAATTTACCCCGGGGGTAATAGTATCAGTTAGATGTATGCCGGGACAAGCTGCATTGTTCCAGGTACTACTTGAGAATGGTGTACTTAGAGATAAGTTACCTAGTCATGCTTTACTTACTGAACCAAAACTTCCAGATCCAGATCTACCATTTCATTATCTACAGATATGGAATTGCTTCTCATATAGATTTACTTTACTACATCTATCATATGTATATGATACTAAAGTAGAAGTGTATATGAAGGACCATAAGTTTCACCCGGGTAGTTACTATGCTACTATTAACTGGGGAGCTAATGATTTTAATACAGACCTGTCTCTAGCTGAAGATGCACTAGAGCATAAGAGTCACCATATCATATTATTAGATAATGGACAGATAGCATTGCAACCAAACAACAGAATCAAATGGTCAGAACCTAGCTTTGTTACTAAGCCTTTTCCAGAGAGACCGGATTATTTAGTTAATAAAGATTACTATAATTGTGAGGGATTTGACAAGTGGCATACAGAAGATTCTGAAAGAATGTTTTATGATAATGAATAATGTTGTATATTTGTACAGTTCATAACATAACTTTTAATTGATTTAGCTGAAAGCCCTGGAAATTTTTTTCTGGGGTTTTTAGTTTAAATTAAAATAGTTTATATATTTGTGTCACCAACAAACCATGAGAGCAATAACTCCTAATTATTTATTTGACTATGACTGCCCAGCAAAAGCTGTTGTGGGAAAAGCTAACTAAAGAAGTTAGAGATGCCGGCATGGACAATCTCCGTGCCCGGGAGCTCTATGATGAACTAAGTAAATTATTAAATATGTCAGATAAAACATTGATATCTATTACAGAAAAAGAATCAGGACTAGAAGTTAGGATTCATGAAGAAGCATATGGTAATCTAGCTCTTATAGGTTTATTAGAAAAGATCAAGTTGAATATTTTAGATTCTCTTCCTGATGATAAAGAACTAGAAGAATCTAAAGCAACAACCAAGCAGAAATATGATGCATAATTTTTAAAACCAACAATATGTCAGAAGAAACAGTTTACCCAACACCTGGTAATATACAGGCTAATGAAACTAAGATAACTCCATTTGGATATAAAATCTTAGGTATCAAAGAAGATGCGGAAGATACATCAGATGTTTATAAAGTAAAAGTATTAGCAGCAGAGATTGCTGAGATTATGAAGAAGAACTATGAAGCAGAAAGGGTACCCTTAAAGAGTCTCCTGTTTGATCACGCAGTAGGAGAAATTCTTAATGCATCTATGTCAGTAGTAAAAGTATTAACATTTAAAAATGAGGAATGAGTAATTTTAAAAAACTAAGAGGCCGAGCTATATTGCTTAATGTGCCACAGAGAAAGAAGTCAGTTATTGAACTGTCTGCAAAAGATGAAGAAGCTATGATGCAAGAAGCAGCTAAACTTTGGAGCAAACTTGCTGTATATGCTATAGGAGATAAAGTAGAAGAAGTAGCTGTAGGTGATGAAGTGTATGTAAGAACAGGATCTCTAAACATGGAGACTGTTGAGAGAATAGAAATTGATGGTGAGATTAAACTTCTCCTTACTGAAGGTGATGTTGTTATAATCTGGTAGTCATGGATAAAAAGAAAACTCCGGTATCTCCTTATCCCGGCATGGCAGATGGAGTTATTGGTAGAAATACTAGCACTGTTACTTCCACTTTTGGACCTGGAAAAGATCTTACTGATAGAATAGTAAAACTATCTCCGGGACCAAGACCTGTATACTATGGTGGACAATCTAATCCTTATGAAGTATTTCAAGTACTTGAAGCTTGGGGTCTGGATAGAGACTTCTATTTAGGCAATGTCATTAAATATGTAGTAAGAGCTGGTAAAAAGAATCCGGGAGCATACAAAGAGGATCTGGAAAAAGCTATAGTATATCTCCAAAAGAGAATAGAAAGTTTGGATAAATAAATATTCTTTCTATATTTGTCTACATGAAAGCTATTTTAGTAATATTGCTGATAGGTGTAATTGGAGTATGTTGGATAGTTGCCAATGCTTTTAATAAACCTGTACTTAATAAAATGAAAAACTATTATGAAGATGATATAGAAGGTAGACAGATTGCTAATGCTTTAATAGGTGTTATGATTCTGCTGTCTTTTCTTATCGGATATATTGTTGCTTAACAACCTGTTATCTCCTTTTGCGCTAATCTTGTTAACCTGTTAAGCAACTTAATCCTCAGTTTTTTAACTGGGGATTTTTTTATATCAAATATTTTTTGTATATTATAGTGTATATTTATAAAAACAATAATCATGGATATTTTAAATTTCATTTCTTGGATAAGAGGACGCAGACAAGTAACATCTGTTGATCCGGCTAAATCTCTATTACCAGTTGGTCTTAAGGACGGTAGAAGAGATGATGAATACTTAGCAGGTGCTATATCAGTAGAAGACTTTACAGCTCAAGTAGCTTCTGTAATTCCATCAGGTGCCCAAGGACCAATAGGCCCACAGGGTGTACCAGGACCAGTAGGTCCAGCAGGATTAAACTGGCAAGGTGCATGGTCTGCAGCAGGTACATATGTAGTTGATGATGCTGTAGGATATGGTGGAGCATCTTGGTTTTGTATTGCTAACGTAGGACCTTCAGCAACTACACCTAACTTAGATCCAACTAAATGGGCACTATTAGCATCACAAGGAGCTACAGGACCCCAAGGACCTCAAGGTATTCAAGGAATACAAGGACCATCAGGATCAGGATTGCCAGGAACAGTAATAAGTCAAACACAGTGGTGGACAGGTGCTTCATGGGCACCATCTACAGGATTAAGCCATAATGGATTGGGTAATGTTGGTATTAATAACACACCAGCATTAACTTATAAATTATTCATTAATGCTAATACAGGATTTGGTCAAACCATAAGAAATACAACAGTTAATGGAGGTATAACAAATCAATTACAAACAGCTACTGCAACTGTCAACTGGGGTTTAAATAATTCTACTCATCCCTTTCCTAATTCATTTTTTTTGGCAAGAGCAGATGCATCAGTAATGAAGTTTATGACAAGTAATGTTGATAGACTTATTATTCAAGGTAACGGTCAAGTAACAATAGGACAATCATTAGCAACAAACACTGATGCAAATTTTGTAGTTAAAAACAATGACATAGAAGTTGAAGAAATAGGTAAAGGTGTTATATTATCTTCTCCTAATGGCACAAGATATAGAATAACTGTATCAGATCTTGGTGTATTAAGTACAACTGCTGTATAATTAAAAATAAATTATCATGGATATACTTAATTTTATATCTTGGGTTAGAGGTGGTAGAAAAGTTACTACAGTAGACCCTGCAAAAACATTACTTCCTGTAGGTCTTAAAGATGGCCGCAGAGATGATGATTATCTTGCAGGAGCAATAACTGTGGAAGACTTTGCTAACTTAGTAGGAGATCCTTCTGTAACTTTTGTTGAAGGTTCCCTTGAACCAGCTGTTCAAGCTACTATGACTGCAATAGGAGGAACTATTACAACATCTAATAGTGGTGCATATAAAAAATATAGAATACAAGGAAAAGCAAGAGTTACTGGTTCTGCAACTTATGCATTATTAATTGGTGTGGTATCTGGTTCTGATGAGCTATTAAGAGTTAGAGAAGACTCTGTTATTCTTGCTGATGATACAAATGTATATGATACTGTTGCTTCTGCCATGGCAAGAACTGTTTTAGTAGCAGATACTAGTGGTAATTTAATTTCAACAACATCTACTTTTATAGCAGATGATAATACAATTAGTGCCCCAGAAGATCATTGGTTTACATTAGTAATGACAGCAGGTGCAACTTTTGATGCAACAGTAATAATTGATTTTACAATAGCTGTACCTATATCATTAACAGTAGAATTTTTTAATTAAAATATATATTATGAAAAATAATAGTTTAACAGCATATCTAGAAAAAAAATATGGTAGAGATTCTGGAAAAATTATAAGTAATTATAATAGTCAGAAACAAAAATATGTTCAACAAGGTAAAAAATAAATCATGGATATTTTAAATTGGCTGTATACTAAAGCAGCAGGTCTAGTAAAGACCAAAGCAAATGATCCTAACACAGATCTAATAGCATTAGGTGCTAATGTAGGATTTAACAGAAGAGATGATCAGTATCAGACTTATGGAATGACTCTTAAAAACTGTGTGCAATCAGGTTGCACGGGTAACACTAAGCATTATGAGTTAAATATTACAGCTACTAATGTAGTAACAGTAGATACTCCCCGTGGTATTATTGATATTACTGGTATGGGTTCATCTGTTCCTTTAACCCCTGCGTTAGCTTATGGTAGTTCAGTAGGTTTCTTAATTAATAACCCAGATCTAGATCTTAGTATAGCAAACAGAGATAATATATATTTACAGTATTCTGTATATTACAAAAACACTATAACTGATAATGCTATTCCATATTTAATATCTACAGGAGTTGCAAATGGATTAGAGTTTAATCTTTATAATGCTAACCCTACATTAGCTGGTGCTAATAACTGGGATGGTGATTTGTATGTTTACTATGAACTATACACACTTAAATAGTACCTGTATTTTCAGATGGTGCAAATTGGGTATTAGGATAAAATAAATAATCATGGATATTCTAAACTTTATTTCTTGGATTAAAGGCAGGAGACAAGTTACTACTGTTGATGCCGCTAAGACTCTTATACCCGTAGGTTTAAAAGATGGACGTAGAGATGATGAGTATATTGCTGGTGCCATTACAGTAGAAGACTTTGTAGCACAATATGGTACTGGTCCGCAAGGACCTCCAGGGATTCCAGGAGCCAATGGTGCTCCAGGTATACAAGGTCCTATTGGACCTCAAGGCGTTCCTGGACCGGTGGGACCCGCAGGTCTTACATGGCAAGGTCTATGGTCAGCAGCTACAATATATGCAGATAATGATTCAGTATCTTTTGGAGGAGCTAGTTATTTCTGTTATAATCCTGCAGGTGTAGGACCATCAGCTCTAAATCCAACTGTAGATACAGCTAACTGGGCTTTATTAGCAGCAGAAGGCGCAACAGGTCCCCAAGGCCCACAGGGTATAGCTGGATCAGGATCACCAAGTTTTGCATCATCAGGTTTGTTTACTACTAATAGTCTTACAAATGATCAGTTGACATCAATACTAATTCCAGCAAATACTTTTTCTGGAAATGAAGGTTTATCTTTTTCTGCACAATTTATTAAAGATCAACCGACTATAGCTACAACAACATATTATATAAACACTAGTAATACATTATCAGGAGCTACATTATTAGCTACATTTACTTCACTAAGTACATCAAGGTATATGGGTATAGTTAGAACAATGTATATTGATGGTTCATCTACATATGTTTTTAATGTATCTGCCAGTAGCAATTCTGATAATGCTGTAAGCAATGTGGCACCATCAACAGTAACAATAGATTGGACACAAAATCAATACTTAATTGTTGCAGGAAGAGTAGATAATGCATTATATGCTTTAACATGCAGAGGAGTAAGAATTTATTAAAACTAAAATTATGTCAATAGGAAATTTAAAAGATTACGGTAATAAAGGTAATAACCTACCATATCAGTGGAGAGTATTACAAGGTTTACAAGAGATAGCTAATCAAACAGCACAACCATTAACTTGTGTAGAAGATTCAATAGCTATTTGCGCAGGTGGTAATTTATTAACAAGTACCACAATTGGTGCTGATATAGGCTTAGATGTAAATATCATAGGAGGTGTAACATTAGAAGTAAATTTAGATGCAGCTAATGATCAAGTAGGTATTTATGGTTATGTAAATGGTGCATCTGGTTCTCCAGTTCCTTTAAATGTAAATGCTACAGGTCAAGTTGCTATTCAAGATGGAGGTAATTCTATTACGGTTGATGGTGGTACTGGTGTTCAAAGAACTCCTAATTTTCTTAGACCTACTGGAACATCTGGAACTGTAACTGCTGGTGCATATTCAGTATCTTTTGCAAGTGTTGGAACTGCTAATGCTATTGTTGGTGGTATTACTTTAAAGACAGGAGAAACATTGAACTTTGATGCCGGAGCCATTAATAATACATTAGCTGCTATTACTTATGATACAACAACTGCCGGAGCTGAGTTAATAATTATAACTCTTACATAATGGCTACTATAGTATCTACTTCCAGCATATCTAATCAATCAATATTGGCTAATGACCCAATGTTGGGGGATGCATTTGGTAGATTAAGAGTATCAAATCCATTAACACTATTTGATTCTTCACATAGATACCGAGATAATGGTTTATGGGCTACATCTACAGCAAGTGGAGGAGCAGCTGTGTTTAGTGCAAATGAAGGTTTAGTAAACCTAAATGTAAATACAACAAGTGGTTCACAAGTTCTTAGGGAAACATTTAAAGTGATGTCATATCAACCAGGTAAGTCTTTACTTGTAATGAACACATTTGTAATGGCTCCTGCTCAAACTAATCTTAGACAAAGAGTAGGTTACTTTGGTACAAATAATGGGCTTTACTTACAGCTTAATAATTCTACTTTAAGTTTTGTAGAAAGAAGTTTAGTTACAGGTGTAGTTACAGAATCAGTAGTTAATCAAGCTTCTTGGAATGCTGATCCATTAGATGGTAATGGTCCATCAGGAATAACTTTAGATATTACTAAGGCTCAGATTTTATTCATGGATATTGAGTGGTTAGGAGAAGGTACTGTAAGATTAGGTTTTGTTATTGATGGTAACTTCATTGTATGCCATAGATTTAATCATGCTAACTTAATTACATCTACTTATATTACTACAGCTTCATTACCACTTAGATATGAGATAACTAATACAGGAGTAACAGCTAGTCCAAGTACATTAAAACAAGTTTGTTCTACTGCAATATCTGAAGGTGGTTATGAACTTAGAGGGGCGCAACAAGCTATTGGTACTCCAATACTCACTCCAAGAACTTTTGCAGTAGCAGGGACATTTTATCCTATTGTAGGAATAAGACTTAAAGCTACTACATTAGATGCTGTTGTTATTCTTACTGCTGTATCTTTGTTAGGATTAGGTAATGGTAAAAACTATGCATGGAGAGTTTTAAATGGGACTGCAATAACGGGAGGGGCTTGGACTCCTGCTTCAGCTGATTCCTCAGTAGAATATAATCTTACAGGTACATCAACTACAGGTGGTAGAGTATTAGCACAAGGATATATAAATTCATCCAATCAAGGTTCTCCAAGTATGGATATACTAAAAGAAGCTTTATTTGCAGCTCAACTAGAAAGAAATACTTTTACAGGAGTAGCATTTGAAATAGTAATTGAAATGGCTATTGATGCTACAGGAGGAACTTTAGGAGCTTATGCTTCAGTAGATTGGGAAGAAATAAGTAGATAAATAAAACATATTAATAATGAGTACAGGAATTAATATAGGAAAATCAATTAAAGTACTGGATGAAGGTTCTACACTTACATCTGATGTAGCACAAATTGACTTTACAGGAACAGGTGTAACAGCTACAACTTCTGGTAATAATGTTACTGTAAATGTAACAGGATCTTCTGGTGTTTGGGGTATATCAAATGCTAGTGGAGTTTATACTTACTATGCTACATTAACATTAGCTATGGCTGCTGCAACAGCAGGTCAAACAATTGAAATGTTTGCAGATGTAACAGCAACAAGTGTTGTCACTATTAAACCTGATGTTATAATTCAAGGTAACGGTCATACATACACATACTCTGGAAATACAGGAGATGTATTTGCAACCTCAGCTGGGGCAGGAACTTTTACATATTACTTTAACAATTTAACAATAAAAAGAGCAAATACAGCAACTTCAACAGGAGTAATATTTTCAGGAGATGGAACTGCATTTACTACATCTATAAATTTCAAATTTAATTCAGTATATATAATTTATACTACAACAACAGGCACTGCTTCAATAACAACAACAACAGGGTTTGGAGTTTACGGGTGGTCATTTGATGGAGTAGATGTAATTGGTAATTCATCAGGACCTTTATTTGGCACTGCTTTTGCAGTTAGCAACATAAAAAATAGTAGAATAGAAAACACAGGAACGGGTGGATGTATAGCAACACCTAATATTACAGGCGGTTGTTCTTATGAAAATTGTTATATAAAAACTAATTCTGGAATAGGAATATTTTGCAATTATCCTTCAGATGTTATAAGAAATTGTACAGGTATATCATCAACAGGAACAGCATTTGCAGGACAATCAGGTGCATCTGCTTATGATTGTTTTGCTTTTTCAAATACATCCATAGCATTTAATGGATTAGTTTGTTATAATTGCACAGGACAAACAACAACTGGAAATGCCTTTTATCAAGCAACTGGTTAT